TGATGTAAGACAACACCGAGCAGTGTTCTTAATAAAAAAAGACCAGGAGGTTGTAGGTGCAGTAGGTAGAGGATTAAATTCAGAAGTTTACCCCAAATGGTTTATGTATGGGGATAAGAGTTATCCTTTTATGTGCGGCAAACATGACACAGCAATTATTGTAGAGGATTGTGCTAGTGCGTGTGCTGTATCTGATTTTTATTGTGGTGTGGCTTTAATGGGTACAAGTTTACCGGAAAGTTATATACCGGTATTAAAAAAACATTTTAAAAAGGTTATAATTGCTTTAGATAGAGATGCAACTACCAAAGCATTTGACATAAGTAATCAACTAAGGTATTACATGGATACTCAAGTAAAAATACTTGAAGAAGATTTAAAATATTTTGGTAGTAATCAAATAGAAGGAGTATTAAAATGAATATATTTTTTTTACACAAAGACCCACAATGGGCAGCTAATGCTTTATGTGATAAGCATGTGCCAAAAATGTTATTAGAGTCAGCACAGATGTTATCAACTGCTGTACAAAAGTATACAGATAGAATAGAAGAATTATATAAACCTGCATACCCCAATCATCCTATGACTA